ACGGCAATGCGGCTGCATCTTCGCCCATTGGGCGTCCGTCAAACTCCTGCGATCCATGAAAAGCTCCTTTCGGAGCTTGAATCACAAACATCGGAACCTGGGAATCCCAAATCTCAACAGACCCTAGTCGATCAACCAGAATTCTTGAATTTCTATGACGCGGGCTACAGTCCAGATTGGTGTCATGTGATAGCCAAACACCATGCTCTGACTCATGGTGGCCGCCGAATTCACGGATGGGCTCTTTGGCAATACCAAGGAATGGTAGTGGGCGACTTCCACAGTGTATGGGACGATGGCGGACAACTCGTTGATATGACTCCACCGAAGTTTGGAGCCCACCAAGTCTTGTTCGTCCGTGATCGATCTGCAGAGATCTACAAAATGAGTGGCGTATTCGCATTCCCGACTAACCGGTCCTCTTTGGCGGCTGCGCCATTCTGGTGGGAGGGTAAATCAACAAATGAACAGGTATGGGGATTGCTGGAAAGCAACTCTGCACTTGTCGAATATTGCAGAAAGTTAGGTTTCTCGGTTGACTCATTAGTGACGGAACCTCGAGCCGGTTAGAGTTTTAGTGATATTCGGACAAGCCCTGTGGATCCGGTTCCTGCTTCGACAAAATCTGCTGCGATCTCAAAAATGTCCCCACCGGTATGCGTTCAGTTGTCGGTTGGCGTCTCTCACCGCTTGGCTGCCATCAAGCGGATCGCCCAGTCACCCAATGTATTGCTATCAGCCCCGGCAACGCGTCATGAGCCCGCTCCGCATCTCGCCCCAGATCCAGTCGCTTCGGCAGCTTGACCTGCGGCACCAGCAGGAAGATCGGCGCGGTCACGACGCCCCTGCCCGTTTTCGACTGGGACGCCACGGCGCGACCCTTCGTGTTCAGCCGCCCCTCGGCCACCAGCAGGCTTGGACTTCTACGGCGGTAGATAAACCGCAGGCGCAGGCCGCTGCGACGCTCCCATTCGCCTGGGGTGATCCGGCCGCCGCGCGTGGACTTGCCCGCCGCTGGCGTGGGGATCGCCAACCAGAAGCCGTTCTTCGAGCGGATCAGCGGCCCGGTATCATGGGCGCCGATGATCACCGGGGCATTCGACCAGACCAGCGCGGCGGCGTTCAGGCTTTCACCGGATTTCGGGAAGCTGGCGAGGCGGATCGAGTTGGCAAGCCGAGTGCCCAGCCCCGCGCCGGTGATCTGCGTCCGCCAGGCGGCTTTCAGACCCGCCCCGGCCTCGCGCATCGCGGCCGTCACCGCACGCTCCCCTGCCGCGACCTCGGCCGCCATCATGGCGACGATGTCGGGGTCTATGTCGAGCCGCAGTTTCATGCAGGCCTCAGGTCAACTGTCCAGACCAGTCGTTCGCGGTCGCGGACCGGCTTGCCCTGAATGAGGAAGGCGTCGGTATCGATCTCGATCCTGTCGCCGGGGTGCGGGTTTGGCACTTCAGCCACCTGCAGGTCGACACGGGTGGTTTCCGTCCAGAGCCGGGCATCGCCGAACTCGGTGACGTCATCGGCGCGTCGGGCAATGAGGCGCACCAGAAGCGGTGCGCCTCCGTCGGCGATATAGACCGCATCGCGCCCGATGTTGCCATCGGCGAAGAGCGCGCCGATAGAAGCAGCAAAGGCAGACATCACGTCCGCCGCGCCGAACGCAGCACCTGCGGGCGGGTGCAGATCGGCAGCGGGTTGCTTTCAATCTCCAACCGAACCCATTCGTCGCGATCCCGGTCCGGGATCATCCGCGCATAGAGCGGCTGGCCCAGCGTGTTGACCGTCTCAAAGGTGTCGGCCGGGGCGTGGTAGATCTCGAACAGCCCATCGACCGCTTCGGGGTAGAACACCGCCTTGTCAGTCGCGACGCCGAAGCCTGCACCGCCTCGGTAGCGGCGGAAGGTGATGCCACCGAAGCTGACCTCGTCGGCGATGCGGGACCGCAGATCAGCGGCGGCGGCAGTGTTGAGATAGGTCTCGCGCACCTCCTTGTGCGCCACCAGATCGGCGAAGAAGGCCGAGCCGCATTCGGCGCGCAGCGCGATAGCGCCGGTGGCAAGGCCGCCCATCGTATCCTCGACGCTTTCGATCAGCGCCTGGCAGCGTTTGCGCAACGCGCCCGAGGCCGGGGTGGCGTTGTCGAGATCGAAGTCCACTTCCGCAGCCGGGGTGATGCCGAACTCGGTGAAGTAGTTTACGACCGTGGCGCCGTCGCGCGGGTCTTTCACCAGCCCCTGGATGCCGTTGAACAGGTGATATTCAAAGGTCGTCTCGGCGTCGTTGCGCAAGCGGCCCAGCTTGCGGGCCACTTCGGACTGCACCTGCTGGGTCGCACTTTCGGTTCCGAAGTCGCGCACCTGCTGGATTTCCGAGGCCCAGATTACGTCCTGCTTCTTGAACTGACGGCAGACGAAGGCCCGCACATCGCGGCGTTCGGGGGTCTGCTGGTCATAGGCCGAGCCGCGTTCGGAGAAAAGGATCAGCGACAGCGTGCCGTCGCGGCTCTCGATGACGACGGTGCGAGAGCGCACGCCGCGCGGCCCGAACAAGCCCGATCCAGACAGGGTCGCTGGCTTGAAGGGGATGTTTTCGAGCGCACGGGTGAGTTCGATGATCGAGAAGGCATCGCCTTCGAAGATGTCCATGGTGGCCATGGGGTGCCTCCTGATTTGGGGGTTAGCGAACGAGGATGCCGAGCGTCAGCAAGGCAGCGTGAGCAGCGACGATCTGCGGCACGGTGGGCGTGCCGGGGATGGTGATTTCATATTGGTTGACGATGGCGGGACCGCGGATCAGCACGACGGCGTTCTTGTCGCCGCCGCTGGCATCGACGCTGTCCCACAGGATGGCCGCTGCCGTCTGAGTACCGTTCGCGGCGGCAGGATCGTGGGCGGCGTATTTGCCCGAGGCGGTGATCTTGCCCAGAATGGTGCCGGGCTGGAGGTTGCCAGAGGCAAGGATGACGGTGCTGCGGCAATAATCGCGAAGCGCTTCCCAAACGAGGAAGCCACCCGCGTGGCGGGTTTCGGTAAGCGTGGGCATGTGTTTATCCTTTCAGACGGAAGGTGCGGGCGATGACGTCGCCCCAAGGACGCGCGCCCGAGGGGCGGCCGGGTTGCGGATGGGCGGCAGAGATATCGGGTTCCGCTTCGGCGCGGGCGGCCAGCAGGGCCGCGCGGACGTCGTCGAGGCCGGTGTCGCACTCAAGGAACCGCCCCGCCATCTGCGGCTGACCCGCCAGACGGCAGAGATCGACGACGACGCGAGCATGGGTCAGAGCCTCGGCACGGATGGCGACGACATCGGCTGCACCGTTGGCAGCGGCAACGGTGCAATCGGCTTCGGGCGCTGGCGCGGCGTCCGTAGGCAGGACGGTGTCAGCGTCCAAAGTCTCGGCAGCACCAAGAGTTTCCGCCCCCGGGTCAGAGCCCGGATCGAGGCCCGTCGACGGGGTTTCAACAGCATCAGTGCCAGTGGCGGCCAAGTGGCTGTCGGGTGCGATGTCTGGGTTGGCATCACCAGGAGCGGGGTCTTCGTCAGACGCATCACCTGCAAGACCTGCGGTGATGTCACCATCTTCTCCATCGGCCGCAGTCGCATCCAGCCCGTCTGCCGTGACATCAACCAGCGAAGGGGGCGCATTGCGAAAGCGCCCCACATCGAACCGCGCCGCGATCCGGACCGGCTCTGCAATCCGGTCGGCAAAGCCGAGATCAAGCGCGTCCTTGGCATCAAGCCAGGTCTCTGCCGCCATCAAGGGCGCAATTTCTTCCGGCAGCCGCCCGGACTTGGCGGCATAGCCCTGCAGAAGGCTGCCCTTGATCTTGTCCAGCGCCTCGGCCATCGCCCGCATGTCGGTCGCAGAGCCCATGACCATGCCTGCAGGGTCGTGGATCATCAGGAAGGCGTTTTCCGGCATGACGACCTCGTCGCCCGCCATGGCAATGTAGGACGCAGCCGAAGCCGCAATCCCGTCGATCCAGACCGTGACCGTGCCGGAATGGCGTTTGATGGCGTTGTAGATCGCAACTGCATCGAAGACCGAGCCGCCCGGGCTGTTGATCCGCAGGGCCAGAGGCGTGGCATCCGGCAACGCGCCCAGTTCCGCGAGGAACCCCTTGGCCGTGACGCCGTAAGCTCCGATCTCGTCATAGATCACCACCTCCGCGCCGCTGGCCTGGGCGCGGATCGTGTACCAGCTGTTCATGCGCTTACGCTCCTTGTTGTGTGTCAGCCCCGGACGCGCCGGTGTCAGGCAGGGTTTGCGGTGTTGCGCGCGCGCCTTGCGTCTCGCCAGGGCTGGTGCGGTAATGCAGACCCATGTCTGCGGCGCGCTTGGCGTCCGTTGCGTTTTCGCGGTCGATTTCCTCGACGTCGTAGCCCGTGGCCTCGACAACCTTGCGGCGCGAGACAATTCCGGCCTCCATCGCCAGCACCTGCGCCTGGATGTCCTTCAGCGGATCGACCCAATCCCAGCGTGGCGGGATCCAATTCACGGGTCGGTATCTTGCGGGCGCGGATGCAAACCCCGGCAGCTCCAGCGCCCCCGACAACACCGCCGTTTCCAGCCAGCGCGCCCAAACGGGTCGGCAAAACTGATATGCTACAACACCGTGCTGTAACTGTTCAACTCGGCGGCGGAACTCGACCAGTTCAGCGCGGATGCTGGAATAGTTGGCCTGGCGCACATCGCCGGTCACCAGATGATAGGGCAGCCCGAGCGAGGCCGAGACCGACAGCAAGGTGCGGTACTGGAACGCCTCGTAACCGCCACCGACATCGGCGGGGCTGGAGAACTTCACATCCTCGCCCGGAAGCAGCACCTGCAGGGTGCCGGGTTCCAGACTGACCGTCGCGCCACTGGCATCGGTGGCCTCAATTTCGCCCATCAGCTGTTCTTCCGGTGCTGTCTTGGTGATGAAGCCTGCGAACATCGCCGCCGTCTTCTTGCGGTCAAGCTCGGCGTCATCATACTGGTCGAGCAGAAACAGCCGCACCATCGCAGGCGCCATATGCGGCAACCCCCGGATCTGGCCCGCATCAATGGGACGGTAGATGTGCAGGACATCTTCGGCCGGAACACGGACCGTCTCGGGCAACATGGCACCGGGGTCTGTGCTGTCGCCCGGATGGCGGCGACGGAAGTGATAGGCCTGACGCCGCCCGATGGCGTCGAATTCGATGCCGCAGCGGATGCGGTTGCCATTTGCGGCAATCTCGGTTCGCTCAAAGGGCAGCATCTCGGACTGCAGCAGCTGCAGCTGCAGCGGGACCAGCAAGCCATCTTCCGCCCGGCGCGGGCGCAGCCGCACGAAGCATTCGCCCGCGACGAACATCTCGCGCGCCACCATTGCCTGCAACCCGTAGAAATCGGTCAGCCCGTCGGCATCCGCCTCGTCGGTCCAGGCGAGCCAGAGCCGCTGGACCTGATCGCGCAGCGCAGGATCCTCGATCAGCGACGACGGCTTGATGCCGTCGCCTACCAAATTCGACGCAAACGCCTCGCAGGCATTGGCCGCATAACCGTTGGTGACGACCAGTTCGCGCGAGCGCGCCAGCAACCGTGGCCCGCCCGACGCGATCAGCGAGTTGATGTTCTCCAAGGGCGGTCGCCAGCCTCGCAGCCGCCGCTGCGACATCGCCCCTTCCAGCCGAGCCCGCACTTCTTTTTGGCCGCCGGTTCCCCGGCGGCGAAAGGCATCAAGCCAGCCCATACGTCACAGTCCCTTGGTGGTGATCACGCGCACCTGCCGGATGATCTTGCGCCCTTCAGCCGTCGCGATCTCGCGGTCCAACACCTCAATTGCCCGGTCGATTTCGGCGATGCTGCGGTAATCGACGGTTTTGCCGTCGTAACTCACGCGGGCCACGCCGCTGGAGCGCTGCGCCGCCAATGCCTCGCGGCGGGTCTTCAGCTCTGCGATTGTGGGCATGTCTACCTCATGTAACTTGATGGCACCGAGCGTCGCCGCGCGGAACTGCGCACCGCACGGATGGATCCGGCTGCAGCCTTGTCTTGTGACCCGTCACCGTTGCTGTCCCCGGCCACCTGCGCCTCCAGATCTGCCCAACGCGCCTCGGACCATCGATCAGCCCCGACGATCCAGGCAGCGGCGCGGGCGTAGACCCGGCAGTCCAGCGCCTAGTTGCGTTCACGCAGCTTTTGCCATTCCAACCGGGCGAAATCGCACTGGCGCGGCAAGACGCTGAAGTCGAAGACCCCCGCAATGGATGCCTTTGCGTGTAACGAGGTCCGGCTGCTGGTCTCGTGCCTCGCTTACGAGATCATGCACATCGCCCGCCGCGCCATGACGAGGGCAACCGGAACGGGTTGGAGCCTGCGCCGCCTGCGCGAGCGGGTGCTGCGGGCCGGCGCGCGGCTGCTGATCTCGGGTCGGCGGATGACGCTGGCCCTCTCCTCGGCCGCAGCGCCCTTCTGGTCGGTGCTCTGGCCAAGGATCCGGGCGCTGCACTGGGCCGATCCATAA